TGAAGGAGGCGGTGACTATAGCCGCAGATACCATTCGTCAGCGCAAGGCGGATCATGCGCGTAATGTGGCCAACATTAGTAGGCACATTAACGCTGCAGAGACCGCCTTTGCTGATTTGGAATTCCAAGCCGGAGGTCCTTATATTGTGGGAGAGGGCTTAACTGCTACCACAAGCTCAGAATATGCTAAGACGTATACTGAGGGATTAGAACCCGACGAGGTGTGGCAAAATCCCGTGCTCAAGGCACAGTGTTCCGTTACAACGAATGACTCAGGTGATGTCATTCTACTTGATCTTGAGAAGGCAGATGAGACTTGGGATGAGAAAGCCTTTAGGACCATAATGGAATGGTACACTAAAGTCGCCGGTGTAATATACGGTATGGTTGATAACATACTGCCGCATAAGTCCATTGTGAATGGTATTACCGTGACCAATCTTGATTCCTACCTCATCGAAGGCTCTGTGTGGTGTGTTTTGATATGTGGCGTTCTAAAGCTTGCCAAATTGGCAGTGAGGGGATTGTGGTCCATAGTTGAAGGCATATTGCGTCTCTTTGGCGTAAGACAGCAAAGTAACAATCCTCCTGCTAAGGAGAAAGGATTACCTAAGTATGAGTTTCCAAGAGTTGCATTACAGCAGGGTGCACAACCTGATGACGCAGTTAACGACAATGTGTATAGGAACATGTACACACTGTCGGTTAACAAGGGAGGTGCCATTACGCAGCTTGGCACAATGTTGAGCTTGGGAGGATCCGTGTTTGTGATGCCGAAGCATTTCGATGCATACGTGTCGAGGGCTGTAGAAGACTGTTGTGATGCTAAGTTGGAGTTTGTGCATTGCCATTCGTCGCGAAGGATCACTATGGATGTTTCCGTATTCATGCAAACCGATCGTGCAGCTTTTGAGGAAGGTATAGACCTGATTGGCATAAGAATGCCTAATTTTGCTGCTATGGGACCCAATAAGGAGATTTTGCACTACTTCCTAAAAGAGGCCGATATATCAACCACGTTGCGTGGTACTAAGTTAGCAACGCGGCTTGATACTGGACGTCTTGAGAAGGAAGGTACGCGAGTGACAAGAACGACAATGTCGTCGACCAAGCTCGAGTATGTCCCTGGTGTGAGCGCTCATGATGGGTCACGCCTCAAGAGTTTGGTTCGTTACGAGATGCCAACGCGCAGTGGAGATTGCGGTGGGGTGCTCTCACTCATTGACAATCGCTGTTTTGGAGGACGCGCACTTTTAGGTGTGCACGTAGCAGGTAAAACTGAGTTGTTCGCACGATATGGTTATGCAACCATCACATCTTATGAGTCCATGCGTGAAGTGTGGCTCACCCTGTATGGTACCACAAACAACCAGGTGGACATGCAGGCAGCAATAGAAGAGGTAACGGGAGAAGATCTTGTGACACTTGAAGCAGCTATGGCGGAAAAGGGTATTATTGGAGGTTCGATTTCTTATTTAGGACCTGCAAAAGTACCTGTGCCAATAGCTACGAGGAGTTCAATCACCCGATCCCCAATGCACAGTAGTGAGCCATTTGGACCTAGTCCAGTGGCACCTGCTGTTCTCCATCCTGTGACAAAAGATGGTGTAGTCGTGTATCCTATGGCACAAGCAGTGAAGGCTTATAAGAGTGACACGGTTGTGCGAGATCCTGGTATGCTTGAGATAGCGGCGGAAGTGGCTTTTAAACCTCTCTTCAAGGAGACTGAAGGTATGTTTGCAGGAATTCTCACCTTTGAGGAAGCTATCTCACCCCCAGTTAATATGAAGCTTAAGCCGATTAATAGGAAGTCCAGCGCAGGGTATAAGTATAAGAGGTACGTGACGCCCACAACGCCTGGGAAGACTTACTTTCTAGGGCATGAGGGAGATGTGGACTTCACCACTGAGGCCATGGCTGAATTGAGAAATGATGTCAAGGGCATTATAGATGATCTGAGTGTGGGTGTCCGAAGATTGCACGTATGCACGGACTTCCTTAAGGATGAGCTTCGATCGTTGGAGAAAGTTGAGAATATTAGAACTCGCATGATTGCGGGAACCGAGCTTGATTATACTATTGCAGTGAGGCAATATTTTGGAGCCTTTTGTGCTGCCATGCTTGCAACGCCTATAATAAATGGCATGGCCCCAGGTGTAAACCATTACACCCAGTGGGGCATGCTGGCTGATAGAGTAGTTGCTAAGGGAGGTAAAGTATTTGATGGCGATTTTGGTAGATTTGATTCCAGTGAGCAACCATGGGTTCATGCCGTTATATTGCGGGTGATAAATAAATGGTATGCTCGTCAACCAGGCCACCGTGTTCTTGACGATGACATACGTGAGGGATTATGGGATGATTTGATACATTCCATACATATCACAGGAACAGGAAGCATGGCAGATCATTTTGTGCAGTGGAATAAATCATTGCCTAGCGGTCATCCTTTAACGACTGTTGTCAATAGTATGTATTCATTGCTTACTCTCACAGCTTGTTACATTCATTTGACAGGCGATGCCACCGGCATGTGGGATCATGCTTTCTTAAACACTTTTGGTGACGACAATATTAGTGGTGTTGATGATGCCATGTGTGACAAGTTCAATCAAGTCACCGTCGCATCAACCATGCAGTCTTTGTTTGGTTTGGAGTATACCGCTGGTGCGAAGGATGGCAAATTGGTTCCCTACACAACCATCGACAAAGTTACATTTTTGAAAAGAAGTTTCGTTGTCGATGATGATGTGGAAGGGAATATCATTGGTGGTGCGCCCAACGTAGGTTGGGTGGCCCCCTTAGATATGAAGAGTTTTCTTTATACTCCGTACTTTTATCGGAATAAAAAGAACTCACTGTTAGATGTGCAGGGTAATTGCGAAATAATGCAATGTGAGTTAGCATTGCATTCGAAGAAGGTCTGGGATGAATACTATCCCAGGCTGAAGTTATGGTGTGACTGCGCCGGTGTTGAAATCAAATTCAACACTCGTGCTGCAGCACGCGCATACGTCAAGACTCGTTTTGATGTATGGTTTTAAATCACTTCGAGCACATACATGAATAGCCGGCCGTGGTGAGCCACATAGTGGTACAGACAACTACTCAGTCTATAAGAGAGAGGAGTGATTCCTTGGTGTATCTTTTGAGCTGAGTGCACCGTGTATATAGCTTACAGATTTGAATATCAGAGTGGATGGCAATGCCACTTTAAAAGATAATTGTCCAGAGATTGAGGGCATAAGTGTAATGCCCAATCAAGAAGATGTTACAGATATATCTGCTTTTAATAATGAAGCTACTTTGTGTGGAGATGTTGTTTCCTCTAACCATAGTACCTTAGTAGCAAATGGTGATATTAATGATTTGAAGACATACTTGGCACGTCCATTTTTATGGCGCAGCGGAACTTTTTCAGTGGCGCCCGGCGTGCAAGAATCCATAGGGTTGTCTGCTTTAGCTGACATGGTTGCTGTATTTGGGCAGCCTAGCTATAATAGGATGGAGGGAGCAAAGGGGTTTAGAGCAACTTTGTGCTTTAAACTTGTTGTCACGGCCACGCCTTTCCACCAGGGTGTGGCTGCTCTTTCCTTTCAGTATGGCTTGGCAACTGCTTTTAATGCTAAGCGATCAAATTTCTTTTATTTGACACCGAATCTGCCACACGTCAAGTGCGATGTTTCTGAGCAGACTTCTGTGGAGCTTAGAGTGCCATATATATGTCCATCTGAATATTTTCCAGTTGATGTCACGGCCCAGGATGGATTTAACAATAATTTTGGGACAATCGCATTGACGCGACTTTCGTCATTTAGATTAGCAGCGGCTCAGGTTGCCGTTAGGTATAGCATTTACACTTGGCTTGAAGATGTTGAGCTAATTGGGGCGTATCCGTTTGAAACCACGTCTGTTTTGTTGCAGGCGGGCAATTCTGAGTATGCCGCGAATGGACTCATTTCCAAGGGCTTGAATGCAACTTCTAAGATTGCTTCAAGTCTGTCCACCATACCTCGTATTGGGTCATTAATGTCCAGCACTGCGTGGTTTACACGCGTTGCAGCAGGTGTGGCATCTGCGTTCGGTTACTCTAAACCTGTGGATGAGACCATAGTGAGGAGGAAAGCAATTGTGGGGTATATGGGTGAGAGTCAC